CGGTCGGATTTGGTCGGGCGCAACGCTTGGTGTTTCAAAGCAGGCGGAACAACCAGCGTCTCGGTCATCAGCGGAGACAGATTGCCACGTTCGTCACGGTTGGCCATGACGTTGGTGTAAATCGTTTCCAGCGCCAGTTCCGACAGGTCAATACCAGCAGCCAGACGGTTGGAGTACGTACCGCCACCCTTACGCAAGTGTGCAGTGCTAAACAGCGGCTGGCCGTCCAGATAGGTGGCAGACGAACTGTAGCCGTTGTTGAAGATGTTGGCGGCAATGATTTGCTTGGCCAGATACATCGAGCGCGACAGTTCGCGGGTTTTATTGAAAATCTGCTCATACAAGCAGTCTTCAATCGCCTCCATCGTCACCTGCATACCCAGCGCCAGAACGACGTTGTTTGTGCGGCGGATGAAGCCCTGTTGCATGTCGCTGTACTGCACCGGAGCGCCTTCCGGCTTGACAACAGCAACACCCATACCGACCAAGCCCATGCGTTCTTCGTACTGCTTGTCAGACGTGACTTTGGTAAAGATGTCTTCATGGTACTGGCGCTTGTCTTTTTGCTCCAGATTGAAGATGGTTTTCAGCCCCGGACGAAGGGCCTTGGGAAAATTACCACTGGTGATAATAGACATAGATCAACCCCTTATGCCGTTGCTTTGTACTGGTGGACGTTGAAAGTCACATGCCATTTGGTGTTAGTACCGCCGATGGCCGCGTTATCAGCAGCAAACGAACGTTGCTGCAAGCGGAACATACCAGGCGAACCTGCCAGCGTTGCAGAGCTAATCTGCATACCGCTTGTGCCGGTGACGGTATCAACAGAGCCAGGGACAACATCAACAGGCGTGCCGATACGGGCAACAGCCAGTGTCGTGCCGTTGTCGTCTTCCTGCGCTTCCAGAACAACTTGCGGATCGTAGCAAACCAGCGCCACACGGGCGGTCGATGCAGAGCGATAGGTTTGGTTCAGGTAGTCAGGATCGGCGATAAAGCCCACGATTACGCCACAAGGGACATCGTCTTTGTCAGAAATACGGACGCAGCCAGGCAGACCAGCGGGGACGCCAGCGGTGTCAGCAGTCGAGCCGGAAGTGCTGGCCTTTACGATGTCGTAAAGCGCCGTGTTGGTGGCATTGCCAGCGGGGATGTAGAACGGCTTAACAAAGCCCGAGTTGTAATTGATGCTACTAACCGGGATAAAGCCGCGAGATACGTAAGCCATTGTGGATTACCTCACAGTGCAAAATGTTCAGTGGATACCCGACCGATGCCCTGTGAAGCTGGTTTGTCTCTGCCATGCTCGTCACGGGAAAAGAAGTCAGGGTCGTTGCGCTGTTTCCCAAAAATCGAACTTGTCTGCTCAACATTTCGAGCATTTTTCGCTTCTTGGTCAGCCTCATACAATTCCAACGGAATTATCATGAGATACAACGTCACACCATCGCTTCCCGATTTCGAGACACGGCTATCAATGCCGTTCTCGGTGACGTGATCAGAATAAACGCTATTCTGATCTTTCGTAACAAATTTATAACCTGCTTGCAGCATCATGTCAATACGCCCCGCCGGAACGTTAGCCGCCCAGTGGCCGTGATAGCCTTTTGGCACAAGGCTTGTGTCGATCATTTGGCGTTGCAGATACATGGGCGTCCGCTCAGGCTGGCGGGCTGTTTCGTGTTCATCTTTGCTTAACCGGCTTGGACGGCCAACACCGCGACCAGTTGCACCGCGGCGCTCGGTAGTTTCGTTCAGGTTCATTTCATTTTCGATAGACATGATCAGCCTCCCAGGGCTTCTTTGAGAAATGCTTGTTCATCGGCTGCTGTTTTAAATAGGCCGCGACTTTTCATTGAGTTGAAGATACCACGGCTGGCGGCATCAAGTTGCGACGACGAATAACTTGCAGCACCAGGCCGCTCGCTCTGACGGGGCGTAGTGTCCGGCGCTTTCAGCTTGGCTTTTTGCGCGGCAAACACCGGGTATTTTTCCGTCATCTTTTGCGTCACATATTCCATCGTGTCAGTGATGGATGGAGACTCAAACAAGTTTCGGTATTCCATTTCAAACTTCATGGCCTCCTGTTTGATGGCAGTACTTGCCCGATCAAACCATTTGTTTTCAGATTTCCACTTTTCAACAACACGCGCCACTTCATCGGCAGATTCAACATAAGGCAGATCAGGGTCTGAATCAGTGCTTCCGCCATCATCACGCACAGTTTCGACTTTCAGCAGTTTGTCGCGTTCGCCGATCAGCGTATCCAGTGAGTCAAAATCCTGATCAATCGCCGCCTGTTTGATGCTGTGCGCTAATTGTGCAAGCCGGGCGTCCTGCTCTGATTTGGATAGGTTGTCGAATTTCTCAGTGACGGCTTTTTGCAGTCGATCAAGGTCACGGCGCAGTTGTTTGGTCTCTTGGCCGCGCCGGTGGATTTCATCGGCCATTTCACGCTGGCGCAAGAACTGCCCGGCAGTAGACCATTCCTTGCCGGTCTTGCTTTCAAACTCATCCTTGTTAGGATTCCAGCCCAGCGCCTTGGCCTTATCGGCAAGCGTCGACTCTTTTCGTTCTGGCTCAGCCTCCACCTGCTTTTGTTCTTCTTCTGCCGCCTTGTCTTCTGGCGGATCATCCGCTGGCGGGGATTCTTGTTGCTCATCACCAGAGCCACCCATAAACGCGGCAAACTGTTTCTCAAAATTGGAATCAGCATCAATTGTCATACCTGCACCTCTTTTGTGCTACGTTATATCATTACATTTGCAACGTTATACTGTTGCATCTGTAACAGTTTAAAAAGTCATGAGCTAACAGGGCTAATTATCAGATTGCGCCGTTTAAGCGCATTTCGGAGTACATGCGGGCGTCAAATGCAGCCTTGCGTTTGCTGCCATAAACGCGAATCTTCCCGGCCATCGACTTGATTTGGCCAAGCACGGCATTTGATGCAATAAACGTCTTTTGCACCTGTGCGCCAACAGCGCCAATGATGACGATATAAACAGTCTGCCCTTGTTTAAGCTTCACTCAACACCCCCAACACGTCCTCATCGTTGATGATGATCAGGTCGTCAACACCCTCATTGATGACTTTGCTCCCGGCATACTGACCGAAGAACACTTTGTCACCGGCCTTGCACCACGGCACTTGTTCGTAGTTGCGGGTACGCTGGCTTGGCAGGTTGTAGCACTGCTCGCCGACCTGCAAAACCGTACCACGCACCGATGATTGGCGCTCTTTTTCTGCGGTCGAGTCGATCAACTGGATGATGCCTTGGGTTTCCTGTTTGATCGGATCGCGGCGAATCAACAGGCGCGGGCCTTTGACAGAAAACGATGCCTCAAAGCGTTTCGATGCTTCGAGTTTTTGCTCTGGTGTCTGGCTCATGACTCAATCACTCCCCTTCTGGCATATTGCCGCTTTCAGGGATTCCAAGTCCCAGGCTGCTCCCATCCCCAGCACCCGGCCCTTCCGCTCCGCCACGTCCTGCAGATTCGTCAGCGGGCAGCTCGACAGGCGATTCAACTGCGCCTGATCCTGCGATATTTTGGCCTGCACCGCCTTGGTTATCGGGTTGTTCATCCACTGGTTGAACTCCGCCAGCGTCGGTTTCTCTTGGTTGCTCATCAGCAAGTTCCTCTGGTGTTGGTATCGCGGGCGGGAGTGCGGCTAATTCATCAATCAGCGCATCCTGCTCACGGGTTTTTTGTTCTGTCTGCATGGCCTCAATTTCGGCCATCACTTTCAGCATTTGTGCATGTTCCAGTTTAGCCCGGCTCTCTGCTTCCATCAAACGCAATTGCAGCTCGAGTCTGTCGCGCTCGGCCTTGGCTGTGCGCTCCTGCTGTGCCAGGGTCTTTTCCTGTTGCGTCAACATCTCCATTTGCCCTTTCGCCTGTGCAGCCATCTGGGTCATTTCAGCCCATCCACCAGCGAGTTGCTTGGCCATCTTTTCGTCGTAGCCAAGGTCAATCAGGTAAAGCCCAAGCAGTAAAGGCGATTGTACACCAGCTTCCATTGCCGCCTTGTGTTGCATTATTCGTTCTGACTTTGTGCTCAGGCTTGGATCGGCAATCGGCTCAATGTCAAAATCAGTGCTGTCGTAGTCATCAGCGACTACTTCGCCTTCAAAGTCACCAACGGCCAGATATTTCTTGTTGGTAAGATAGGCCTTGTTCAGCCGGTAAATCGCTTTAAACTCTTTGGTCAAGCTATTGTTGATGCGAGTCAACACGGCTGTTGTACCCATCTTGCCCTGCTGAATAATGGTAAGCACAGACGTTGCAGGCATGGTGGCCGGTGCGCCTTCACCCGACATAATCTCGCCGGTTGACGCTATCCGGTTAATGAATTCGCCCAGCGTGGTGAACGTGTTGTATGTCGCTGTTGACGGCTCAGTGACGGGCAGCTTGAAAAACGAATCTGCAAGCGACGATGCCGTATCAATTCCGTCTGCAATCTTGTACTCGCCCGGCGTAAAAATCTGTGCGCCGTCATCGCGGAAAGCGCCTTTCTTGATCCAGCCGCCGCCCAGGTTCATCAGCGTCCCGGCGTCCTGAATCTGGTTGATGCTGGCATTACGCACCCTTGCCATGCCTTGAATGACATGACCCAAGCCCATGCCTAGGGCACTGCCATCAGGAGACGGGCAGTATTCATAACTGGTCAGGTAATTGACGGCTTCAATCCCGATTAGCTCACGGGATTCTTCGGGTGCTGTCGGCTCGAACTTGTACACCAGCGAGTCAGCATCAAAGCGAGGGACGATAGACAGCAGTTTCCAGTCGGACTTGTTAAAGGTCAGGATGTACGGCTCTTGATACTCGTCGCCATCCAGATCGAACCATGCGTGCATCTGGACAATACGATACTTTTTGTCCTCATCCGTGCCCTCGGTGCATTCAACGTCAATATTCCGCCATTGGCCGGACGCTTGGCGGGAGACCATCGTATTCTGATTTACGACCATATCGACGCTAATACGCCGCTGCCAGTCCGGGTTGTTTGGCGTGTTGTCCACCGTCACCTGGTCAGGTAGCAGCAGTGTGTCGGTGATCCGGCCTTGCTGATCATCCCACATCGTCAACTTAAACGCATGGCCGATAATCGGCAGGATCAGCAGCATCTTGTCAAAGTTTGGCATCCATTCCGGCATTTCGGTGGTGAGTTGCCAGTTGATATGTGTACAGACACGAATGGCGCGAGTGAGTTTATCCTCGGTAAACTTGCCGACTGTCTTGGGCTGGCATACCTTGCCGGACTTGACGTATTCAGGGTAGGTGCGAGCATTGAACTGCATCGCCGAGAAGATCAGGTCGGGCAGTTGCAAGTCAGACTGCCACACCTGCAAAAAGCCCTCACGCTTTTTGTCTTTAAGCTTGGCCATATCAAGCAGGTCTTTGGCGTCGTTGCGCCATTCCTGACAAGACTGCTCGTCTTTTTCGTAAAGGGTTTGGCAATCTGACTCGATGCGGGTGATGATCGACTCGTCGATGTCGTCAATAATGCTGGTCGATGTCAGCAGTTTAATGACAGCCGCTTCATCGAGCTTGCCGGTGTATTTTTTGCTGGTTGTGTCTGTCATCAATAACCCCTGTAACCGTTCGTGCGCTTAAAGTTAGCATCCCCTTCGCGCTTAGGCTGAGGAACTGTCTGGCCATATCGTAGCATCATTAATGCGTATCTTGTAGCGCTCATCAAATCATCAAATTCTTTTACGATCTTGCCATCTTTCCGGTGATACATGCGGAACTCTTCAAACCAATCATTCAGATGCGAAAACACCTTAAATCGGCCTGTTTGCATTCTATCCAGCATTTCCATAAGTCCAGCCTCAACGCCGTTTGTCCCGTCCGGGAATGTCGCTCGCTCTGGTAACATCATCAGTCCTTGTTTTTTGTATTGCATGGCTAATTGCTCGCCAGATCCTTTATCGTGCTGCAATCCATCATGAGGCCATGCCCACGGAAACCAATCTCCCCACGGCTTCAACGCGGCAGCATGAATAATCGGGGTAGCTTCGCGCAAGCGATGACAAGCAATGACATAAACAATATCCGAGTCTCTATCCCAGGCTAACTTAACTGCTGCGGTCGGGTGATCCCATCCAAAGTCTATCCCGCCTATGCGCGGCCACCATGCCGGGCACTGAAACGGCTGACAACTGATTGATTCTTCGCTAACCGGAAAGATTCGCCCACTACCCAGCATAGGGACGCCTTTTGCCCCTGTAACCGTTCGTGCGCTTAAAGTTAGCATCCCCTTCGCGCTTAGGCTGAGGAACTGTCTGGCCATATCGTAGCATCATTAATGC